GTCAATCGTTATGAGCATCATCGTGTACATCGTCTTATATGTCGTATACGTATAACATCCTTTCGGCTTTGGTGTTCTAGAAAAGCAGTTGAAGAAAACGGCAGTGCACCGGTCTTAACAGCTGCAGAGCTGTTTCACCCGCGAAAGCGGGTTTTTTTATGTCTTCAAAATAAAAACAATATTCGCATCACTCCGCCCGTTTCTTCTTCTCCTGCTTTTGCTTCTGCTCCTGCTTCTGCTCCTGCTTCTGCTCCTGCTTCTGCTTCTGCTCCTGCTTCTTCTTCTTCTCCTGTTCCTGTTCCTGTTCATGTTCCTGCATCTGCTTCTGCAGCGTCGATTTAATATCATTTGATATAAATCAGGATACAATAATAACTTAATATCCTAATATCTTAATATAAGTAAATGATCATATAAGCATATCCCTATACCGTGATATCAGCATATCCGCATATCCGCATATAAGCATATTCTAATATAATCATATCCTAATAGGTACTACCTTGGGGCCTCGAGGGAGGTTAAACGCCGCGCGCAGTCCTTGCCTAGTAAAAATGCTCATACTTTGGTTAATAGATTAGAACAATACAAAAAAGCGGTTTTTCGCTAGTAAAAAATTTAAAAATTCAAAATGTAGATTCAATAGTATAGGTATATGATAAAATTAGATAAACTAACAATATAAAGGGATGCTATGAGGGGTAAAAAGCATGGACTGTATGAGGATTATTCAGTAACTGAACTTGGTGCCGTTTTTGGAATTGCTACAAATAGCCTTAAAGATAAGATTAACAAAGCTAATGTAGAGCCATCAAAAATTGAAGGTAATGGCAAAAGGAAAAAATACCGTATTTATGATGTGTATAGCGGGTTAATGGCGTTAAAAGAAAAAGAGAATGCTGAGAAATCCTTAGAAGAGCCGAGAACACACAAAGAGCGTCTAGATATGCTCAAAGCAGAAGAGCAAGAAATGATAAATAAAAAGCTAAAGAACCAGTTAGTAGAAAAAGATGAGGTACTTAGCGAGTTCACTTCTGCATTAACTAAAATAAAAACAAGGATGCTACTTGTACCAAAAAAAATGGCGCCTAGGGCTATAGAATTACTTGACGCTGTACTGATAGAGGATGAAATGGAAACAGAGATAAGACAAATATTAGAGGAATTGTCTGAATATGACACCTAGAAAAATAGTTCAAGAAGCTATGCGTTCATTGAAGCCGCCAAGGAAAATGACCATATCCGAGTGGGCTGACGAGTTTAGAATGTTACCAGCTGAAAGTTCGGCAGAAGCTGGCAGATGGAGAACAAGTAGAACTGAGTATATGCGTGGTATTATGGATGCGGTGTTAAATCCAAATATAGAGAATGTCATTATCATGTCTTCATCTCAAGTTGGTAAGACGGAATTAATATTAAATATTATTGGTTATTTTGTTCATTATGACCCCTGCCCAATATTAGTTGTTCAACCGACTGAGGCAATGGCTAAAACATTTTCGCGTGATAGATTAACACCTATGATTAGGGACACTAAGGTGTTGTCCGATATATTTTCAATGTCAAAGACAAGAAGTTCTGCTAACACAATTTTACAAAAGTCATTCTTGGGTGGGGCACTATCAATGATTGGGGCTAACTCGCCAGCGCAAATGGCATCTCGTCCTATACGTGTGCTATTAATGGATGAAGTCGATAGGTACGAAGTTACAAAAGAAGGCAGCGCACCTGAGTTGACAAAGAGAAGAACAGCAACTTTTTCTAATAGAAAAATTATAATGGTATCCACGCCTAATATCAGTGGAAGTTCAGCAATTGAAAAAGGGTATCTATCTGGTACTCAGTCCGTATATGAAATTCAGTGCTACCACTGCAATAAATGGTTTGATATGCAATGGGAATATATGGTTTGGGAAAAGAAGGATGGCGAACATATTCCTAAAACAGCCGCTATGGAGTGCCCACATTGCCATAAAAAAAATGAGCAAAAATACAAAGCAAAACAGGTCGCTAATGGTGAATGGAAAGAGACAGCGAAGCCTGATAATAATAATATAGTATCATTTAAAATTGGCTCATGGTTATCCCCGTATGTCACTTATGCTGATATTGTAGAGGACTTTCTATCGTCTAAGAAAAAAGGTGATTCATCTTTGCGAGTGCATGTAAATACATTTCATGGTGAGCCATGGGAGGAAAACGGTAGAAAAATAAATATGGAAGGGTTGTTTACAAGGAGAAGGAAATATACAGAAGAGGATCATGATAGCTATCATATCATTACGCTTGGTGTCGATATGCAAGACAACAGGGCTGAATTTGAAGTTGTTGGATGGAATAGGAAAAAACAGTCTTGGGCGCTTGGATATGAGGTTGTTCACGGAGACCCAAATTTCTCGACATTTTGGAATGACTTAGACGCTAGACTTGATAAATATAAGTTTGATGCCTTGGCTATAGACACTGGCGGCCATCACACAAAGCAAACATATCGGTGGATATATAACAATCGTGGTCGTAGGTATTATGCAATCAAAGGTAGAGGTGGAGAAGGAATCCCGCACGTAAATAAGCCAACGAAAGCAACAGCCGCAAAAGGAAGGACGATTGACTTGTACACGCTTGGTACTGATGCGATAAAAAAACAAGTGTCTGAGATGTTATCAATTGAAAGACCAGACGCTAACGGGTACGCTAACTTTATTGATACTCTTGATAAGGAGTTTTTCTTACAAATGACTGCCGAACGAGAGATAGAAAAGAGGTCGTTAAATGGCTCAATCAAAAAAATATGGAAAAAAATAAGAGAAAGGAATGAGGCATTCGACTGTAGATGTTACGCTTATGCAGCGGTAGAAATTTTACAGCCAAACTGGCATTTTATAGAAGAGACAAACAACTTGAACAAAAACATGGAAGTCGTTGACAATAAAGATAAAAACGGTGATAATGAAATAAATTACCGAAAACTTGTTATTGCCGCTAGAAGGGGAAAACGTATTGTTTAAGTATAATGAGGTCGTTATCGGACAGTGGTTAGAGTTCGATTTTACGTTAAATCTCTACCCATCAAGCACCCATGCAGTGACCTACACTTTTGTTGGCGAATCATCTAGTCATAGTGTGGAAGTCGTTAGCAATGCGGATGAAAGCTATACATTTAAGTCAGAAGTAGAAGGCGAGCCGGGGGACTATCGTTATCAGGGAGTTGCCGTTGAAAATTCAACTGGGCGTAAGTTCTATTTCGATAGCGGAATTGTCACTTACGTTGTAGATTTTGCTAGCTTACCATTAGGCCATGACAATAGAAGCCACGTAAAGAAAGTTCTTGATGCACTAGAAGCTATGATCGAGGGTAAAGCAGGTTCGGATCAGATATATTATATGATTGAAGGCAGAGCGCTATCAAGAATCCCGCCTAATGAATTAATGCTTTGGTATGAAAAATATAAAATAATGTACGCAAATGAACTAAGAAAAGAAAGACTAAATAAGGGTAAAGTTACAGGTAAAATACTTGTGGGGTTTAGGTAGTGTTTAATTTTTTCCGTAAAAGAAAAGAAGCTAAAAGAGAAGGTAGAGCAAAATACCACAGATCAAGTATTATTGATTCCGCAGGGTATTCAGACAGGTTGCTAAAAGACTTAAGCGTGTCAAACACCGAAAGCAATGCAGACGTTATTTTTTCATTGTTCAAGGTACGCGCTAGATCGAGAACGCTTTATCACAATTCCGACTATCTAAGAAAGTTTGTATTATCAGCACAAAGAAATGTAGTTGGAGACCACCCACCTGTTTTCGCCTCAACAGTAGTTGAAAACGACGGGTCGCCAGATGTGTTAGCCAGAAAATTCATAGAAAGAGAATGGAAAGCTTTTTGTGATGGAAAGCACATTGATTATAACCAAGAATTGACGATGTTGGAAATATGTCACCTATGGGTGCAATCTATCATTGTTGACGGGTCATTTTTAGCGATAAAGCACCGTGGGAGAAAAGCTGGAAAGTATGGGTTCTCTATACAACCGATTGACAATACACGTTTAGACCTTTATTTAAATGAATCAGTTGGTAAAAATAGGATTGTCGGTGGAATTGAGTTTGATTACACGGGAAAGCCACTTAAATATTACATTAAAGACCAGTATTTTGGTAATTACCATTCTCCTAATACAGGACAACAATACTTGGTAATACCCGCTAAAGACGTCATCTATGATTTTAGGGTGAAATATATCGGGCAGACGCATGGGACGCCTGAAACATGGTCATCAGTTAATACGATACACCAAATAAACGAGATAGAGAAAAGTGCATTAGTAGCCGCCAGACACGGCGCAACAAAGATGGGCTTTATTGAAAGCACGGAAGCCGTAGAGAGTGATTATACTGGAGATTATGAAGCTGATGATGGTAGTATTATTACTGAGTTTCAAGCTGGCTCAATAGAAGAACTACCATTTGGAAAGCACTATGTTCCACATGACCCAAAATACCCACACGAGCAACTAGCCGTTTTTATGAAACAACAACTTAGGAAGCTGGCTTCAGGGTGGGGAATGTCATACGCTGACTTAACAGATGATTTGGAGAAAGTAAACTTATCATCTTATCGCGGGTCAACCAATGAGGCGCGTGAGACATGGAAAATATGGCAGGCAAGTTTGATTAAGCTAATGAATGACTTATTCGACGAGTGGCTTACGATGTCTTTATCTTTGGGTAAAATAGAGGCGTTACCATTTAGCAAGTTCGATAAGTTTATGGCGCACTCATTCCACGCCAGACGATGGTTCAAGGTTGATCCAGACAAGGACGAAAAGGCCAACATGAATGCCTACAATATGAATACAAAATCGTTAAGCGAGATAATCAAAGACAGGGGGCGTGACCCAGAAGATGTGTTTAGCGAGATTGCAGAGGAAAATGAAAAAATGAAAGAAATGGGTATTAGCATTAAGGATGGTGAAAATGTCGTTAAAAAATAAATTAAATATTAAGGATACAGTTCATGTTAGAAGCCTAACCATGAGCGTTAGTGGTGATGACGATAATAATATTGAGATAGCATTTGCCAGTAAATATCCAGTAAATAGGGGCGGGTTTATTGAGGTGCTGGACTTGTCAGGGATGGATTTGTCACGCTTAAACAACAACGCCCAAGTATTATTCAATCACCACCGCGATTATTATGTTGGGGTTGTTAAAAACGCTAGGGTGGATGCTGACGGCATCGCAAGGGCGCAAATTAAGTTTGCTAGCAGCGAGAAGGCTAAGGAAATTGAAGCTGACGTAAGAGGTGGGATTCTAACGTCAATTTCATTTGGGTACTATGTACGTGACTATGTTGAAAGTGGGGATACGGTTGTGGTGACCGATTTAGAACCATTTGAGATTAGTATTGTAACAGTCCCAGCAGACCCGCACATTGGTGTAGGAAGGTCATTAGAAAACGTAAAAACATACTCAAAAGAGGATAGTAAAATG